ACGGCCTACCAGTTGCTGACAAACGCAGACGGGGCGGCAGGCGCCGCTTTCTTCCTTGATCTTAGCGGTGCTTTCTTGCCCTCCTCTAACTGCACTCTCAGCTGTTCCCACATCGTTGCCTGATTCATCCGCCTGCCATAAAGCAACATCGCCGCGTAGCCATACACCATGCAATCCAACGCCTCATTACGATCACCCGCTTTCTTCACCCACTCCCGAATCGGAAAGCCGCGGTGATATCGCAACGCCTGCCGTTCACTGGTCACCTGCTTGAAGTAATCCTCATCCGCAGCCATCCCGAAGTGCAGCCCACCCGTTGCTTGGTTGTGGCGCAGCCGGCCAAACAACGTGGTCTTGATGGTGTCGGTGCCCAGCTGATACAGCGTCACGCCGCGTTTGATCACCCGGCCACGCCAGTTCACATCCACCTTGCTGCCCTTGCCAACCGCCGCACTGTTGCGCCGGCTGCTGCCCTTGATCGCAATCACGCCTTGCCCCACCCGGTCGCGCACATACCGATACACCTCATGCGTGCAATGGCCGCCAGAGTCCACCGCCATCTGAGCAACCTTCAATGTCTTGCCGCTCTCGTGTTCCCACTCAGTCGCCAGCACTGTATCCAGCTGGCTCCACACCTCCGTCATGGTCGGGTCACCCATCAGCTCCTGATGCCACACCAACCAGCCCGTCTCGCCCTCGCCCCATCCCCACACACTGACCGCCAACCGGTTGTCCTGCACGTCGACGCCAGCAGTCAGCAGCACCACGCCAGCAGGGCACAGCCCGCTCCTGTAATCCAGTCGGCGCTCCATCAATCCATCGGCGCTGATCTTCGCCGCATAGTCCTCCTCCCATGTCTCCGCCAACCGGGTATTCACAAACGCCTTCAACGCCGGTGCGTCACCCTTAGCCCGCAGGAAGTCCTCCACCAGCTGCTCCCAGCTGCACCAGCCCAACGGGCTATACAGACCACTCAGCTGGAACCCAGCAGTCCGGCCATTGCCAGCCGGTGCCGTTGCACGCCACTCACCACGCCGCAGCATCGCTGGCTTATGCAGCTCCTCGAATCGCTCACCGCAGTGCTCACACTGATACCGCGCAGTCTCCGGCCTGCCGTCGTCCCACTTCAGCTGCCCCCACTTCAGCCATTCCATCGCGCCACAGCTCGGGCACGGCACATAGAACCGCCGCTGATCGCTCCGCAAATATTCCGCCTCGATCCGGCTGAAGTCCTTCACGGTCGGCGTGCTGGTAAGCAGGATCTTGCGCCGCGCAAACGTCGTCGTCCGTCGCTCCGCTAACGCAACCGGGTCGCCCTCCCCGTCCACATCACTAGGGAATCCATCCACCTCATCACAGAACAGATACCGGCACGGCGCTGATCGCAAGCCCGTCGCGCTATTAGCACCCGTCAGCAGCATGATCCCGCCGCTGAACTCCTTGCTGAACATCGTGTTGCCAGAGTCCCGCGCCCGTGCCGGTGCGATCTTCTCTGCCAGGCACGGCGTCTCCGTAATCATGCTCTCCAGCCGCTGCTTGCTCAGCCGCTTTGCCATCTCCACAGTCGGCTGGACGCACAACATCGGCCCCGGCGCATGGTCGATCACATAGCCCAGCCAGTTGCTGCCAGCCTCCGTCTTGCCCGTCTGCGCCGCAAACATCATCACCACCCGTTGCACCGCGCTTTCACTGCTTAGGCAATCCATTGGCTCGCGCAGGTAAGGCGTCCGATCCGTCCGCCATGGCCCCGGCTCCGCACTCGCCTTGCTACTCAGCCGCCGATAACGATCCGCCCACTCGCTAACCGTCAGCGGCTGCTCAGGCCGCAGACCATCCATGAAGCCATCGCGCCATGCGTTAGCCATCACACAGCTCCACCAGCGCGGCCCGGTGCTCCTGCGTCAGCACCTGATGAATCACCGTCGGATCCGTCTCACCAGCCAGCTGATGGCTAAGACGATCCGCCAAATTCGCCAATGCTTCCCGCACGCCGCGGCCAACCTTAAACGCCTCCTTCTTCACCTCTTCAGCCGGCACCAGCTCTCCACGCTGCTGCGTCACCTGCAGCTTTGCCAGCTCCGCCTGATAGTGCTCACGCCTCGCCCTGCTCTCATTCAGGTCCGGGATCGCATCATCCGGCAATCCATTCACCCGCCGCCGCAACTCATCCGCATCCCTCACAGGCTCCTCCACCGGATCTGGCCTGCTCACCTTGCTCACGCTATTGGCAACAGTGTTCTTATTCCACAGCTCCAACGCCAGATCACGATCTAACCAGCGCTTGCCATCCTTCACAACAACAGCGCCAGCGATCCTGCTCTTCGTCGCATGAGTCACAGCACCCTTGCTGCACCCTCTGATCGCTGCAAACTCAGCGAACGTGACCAGCACAAAGTTAAATCGATCTAGCGTTAACTTAACTGCCGCTAAACCCCTCTAAACTGTCTCAAGGGAGTCTCATTTGAGACTCACGTGAGACTCCTTGCGCCGCAAGGGTTTAGGCCGATTCGGCGCTGACGCTAGCGGAAGCGGGTGCGAACGAACGACCCACATGAGTTGAACGCGGAAGGACCCATCACTTCGCGGTCGACAGTGCGCGTTCAAGTGCAGCCTCAAGTTCTGCGACCCAGTTGCGATTGATGACCTTGCTGCCTACGTCTTGGATTGGGAAACGTCCGGTGTAGCGCGGTGCTGATGGTGCTGCGACGAAGTAAGGGAACAGTTGATCGCGTGACCGACGGTAGATACCAGGCGGCCTATCACCTCCTCGTGGTGTGCCAACAAAGAAGCCGCCGCGTTTGTTGGTGGTGCTGAGCCCTTTACTGATCGAGCGCAGCGTGGCGATGGAGACGTTGCCTTGGGCTGTGGTCTTGACCAGGGAGGTGGGTAGGAGGGTGACCCCTGGGGGGAGGGTGCCGTCGTTGTCAGCGCCAGCGAAAAAGCGCTCAAAGCCCTTGGCCACACGTTGCCCGCCTTGGATGCCATAGCGCAGGTAACGAGCACGGTTGCGGCCGTCTTGGTTGTTGGCAAAGACGATGGCTTGTAGGTCTGCCTTCTTGGACTTTTGGACCAAGAAGGCGGTCTCGGTGAACTTGGTAGGTGCGTTGAAGTATTGGCGCGTGCTGCCATTGAGCGCTGTGCGGGCCTTGAAGGCCACCTCGTTGAGGGCAAGGGAGGTGGCGAAGGGCAACTGCTTGGCAAGCACCCTGGAACGCCTTGCTGCCTCTTCCAGGCCGGTGGTGTCAACGGTGATGGATAGGGCCATGCCCCAAGGGTAGGAGGCGGACGCCGGAGGTAGGCAAATCGGCTGTCTCACGTGTCTCATTTGAGACAGGTTTGAGACTTGCCAACCTGCCAACCTCTGCCTACCTCCCTATATCTTTTCCTTTTTCCTCCCCTCTCCCCCTCTCCTCTCTATTTCTATTTACTCTTTAGAAGAAGTAGGAAGGTAGGAGAGGGTAGAAAAAGGCAGCCATACCAATGGATCTGAGGTTGCCTACCTCAGCCGGGAGGTAGGCAATAGACCCATTTCTGGGTGCCATCGATGAGGCGACGTCGTTTGACCAGTCCAAGCTCCCTGAGGATGGATGCGAGCTGCATCTGGTCCGCACGAGACTGGCGCTCGATGGGCTTTCCGATGGCATCAGTGAGCAAAACCTCGGTGGTGACTGGGATTCCGGCGTTTCGGGGTGATGCCAACCATTCTCTAACCGGTGCAAGCCAAGGAGATTCAACGAGGTAGGCAAGGTTGGCATCTGCCACCTGGCGCTCAAGGTCGCGGGGGAGGTGATTGGGTTCGCCGGCTTTGTATGCGGCGACCGCTGCAGACCAGATCGCGTCGCGTTCGAGGAGCAAGCCATCCACTTCGATCATTCCCTGTACGTCCACAGGAATGACCCAGAAGCGGCGGTTACCGGTGTCATCGATCAGGAAGCCGGTGTCCCGGTTGGTGGAGCCGACGATGATCGAGCGGCGCGGGAAGTCCTCCATCGCCTTGCCGTAGGGCACGCGATAGGAATCGGTCTGGCGGGATAGGAAGGCTTTGATCTTGCCGGCGTGGTTCTTGCCGGTGATGCGGTCGATCTCCCCCCACTCATGGATCCATGCCTTGCCCACCAGGAGTAGATCGTCTTTGTTGTTGATATCGCCTAGGGCATCAGAGAAGAAAGGGCCGCCGAGGTTGCGCCAGAAGGTTGACTTACCGCAGCCCTGGGTGCCCATAAGGACGCAGGCGGCATCGTGCTTGCTGCCGGGTTCGTAGATGCGGCGCACGGCTGCGATCAGCGTGCAGCGCAGCATGGCGTCGTAGAGGGTGCCGGGCTGGTCCTGCGGGCGCAGGTAGCTGGTGGCGATGTGATCGATGGATGCCGGTGGCACCTCGTCGGCCACGCGGTCTAGGTAGTCGCGGACTGGATCGAACTGGTTTTCTTTGGCGACGAACACCAAGGCATCAGCGGCCAGCTCCTTGCCGACCTTGATATTGAGCTGAGCCAGCTGCAGGTAATAGTGCTCTAGGTCTGTGATGGCCTTGCCGTCTAGCTCTACCGCTTGGGTGTAGATGTTGAAGCGCAGGCGGTCGGTTAGTTGCTGGCGCAGCAGGGTAAGCAGCTCGCCTGTTTCAAGCTTGATAGGTTTGGCCGCGCCAGCTGACTGGGCAACGTCAGGGCCTAGGACGGATTGGAGCGCTTTGAGGGCCTGCTGGCGTGGCGAGATGCCACCGGCTAGGTAATAGAGGGTGCCGAGGCCAACGCCGCCTGTATCGGAATTGAAGGATGCCCATTTAGCTTCACATTCGCCGGGCTTGAACTTTCCAGATGCTGCAGACCACTGGCACCAGTCGCCTAGGAGCGCGTCATTGCCGACGCTGTGCAGTGCCATGCCGACCTTGACCCATTCGTCGTAGTCATCAGCAATGGAGCTTGGGATGTTGGCGAGGTATTGACGAGCGCGTTCGGTGTCGTCGGTGGTGTTGGTGGGCAGCAGGGGCGGCGTTTCGATGGGCCGTTGCATCTGCTGCAGCAGCACGGATGGAGCGTCAGCGATGGGCAGATCACCAGGTGCGCGGCCATTCAGCCAGCGGTAAGAGCCAGTGATGGGGTGCTTGCCGATGACAACGGACTGGCAGCCGGTCCACCGCAGTTCGAGTTGCTCGCCCTTGATGCTGCTGCGGAGCTTGGTGGTTTTGATCTGATCCCAGAAGGGTTCAGGAACGCGATAGATGATTTGTAGGCGGCCATCACGGCCTGAGGTGACGGCCCATGATTTGGGCAGTTCGCGTAGTGATGTGCCGAGCGATTCGAGCACCTCTGAAGCGCCAAGGCCATCATGATCAACGAACAGGAGGCCACCGGATGGTGGGCCGGCTAGGACGCCAACGGCGACGGCGCGACCTGCTGATAGTTCGGATTCAATGCCGCGCTTGTTGAGTGGGTGCTTCTGCCATTCGGGTTGGTAGGGGCGTTTGTCGTTGCCGACTGCCACCAGGGCCCATGAGTCGGGTATGTCTTGCAGCTGATCGACGATGGTTGCCACAACGGCTATCAGAAGGAGCCGTCAGAGTGTGCGTTAGGTGAGCAAGGTTGGCAAGCTATCTCACGAGATCATTTGCGTCTTGAATTGAGCGTGCGATACCTGCGATGCCACCTGCTGCCGATACGGTGCGCTGCCATGCGTGCTGTTCAGATCGCACATGGCCCCGCTCGGTTTTGACTTCTATAGAGGTGAACACAGCCAGCTGCTGGCCGACCATCTCTGGGGTCACGGTGATAGTGCGCCAGCCGATCAGGTCAGCGGAGCCGCGGGCCAGGCCGAACTGCACGGGCCGGCCGGTGCGGGGGTCAGGCAGTTGGCCGACCTGATTACGAAACAGGCGCAGATCAGTACGGCTACCAAGCGCAAGGCGTATTTGCTGCTGGAGGGTGGTCTCAGCGTTGGCCACTCATAGCAGGCTGGGCTGATCCATGATCGCAGGCAAATCGCGGTTACCCCACTGATCGCCCATGGCGTTAGCAATGCCTTGATAGGTACGTGAGCGTTCTTTCCAGCGGTCTGCTGCTGGTGGCATCATCAGCACTCGATTCTCGCGCCCGTCAACATGATTCGAAGGCCGCAGCTTTGGCAGGTTGTGCAGCCAAAGGCATGTGGCTTTGGTTTCGCCGTGACCGTGCTCCCATGGCTGGATGATCTGATCGGGCTTGCGGATGGTGGAGCTGATCACGCTGATGGGGTTCTCAATGCACCAGCGAGGGATTGGTGCTGCCATCAGTAGGCGTACGAAATCGAGAGCCTGATCAGTCAGGGCAGGATCACGTTTGCCTGATGTAGTGGCCCACATGCCACTGACGGCTAAGTAGGTGCAGGGTGGATGGGCCACCATCAGATCCCAGCCCAGATTTAAGACGTGCTCAACCGGCGCCATGAAGTGAGGGCCGGTCGCCTCTGTGGGCAACAGGTCACAACTCCAAGCGTCGTGACCGTGGCGCCTAAATGCCTCGCGCACGCGCCCGCTGTATTCACAGGCGACTAGGACGCGCATCAAGCAAGCGAGGCAGTGAAGTCTTTAAGGGCCTGCATGGTGGCTGTGCAGGCGGCTTCTGCAGCATGGCGTTCGGCGTCAGATGCGTTGCGCTGCAAGCAGTCGTGATAGATGCCGGTGGCGTGCTTGCGCTCAGCGTGCAGATAGCGGAGCTGTTGGATTTGAGCGGGGGTCATGGTCGGATGGCTTCGATCCCTCAATTATGCACCGTGGGCGGGGCATCTGTCAACGGTGGCCACGCGCCTGATGGATCCGGTACGCCCAGCCCGGACTGTAACCGCGATTCTTGGCAACCATTAGAAGATCAGCCAAGGTGCGTGCGCGGCCGACTTCGGATCGGCGTGCGTGGCGGTCCTCGAATTCGATCACCTTGGCGGTGCGTTTCAACTCCTGCAGCTCACCAGCGATCTGCTGGATCTTGCGTGATTTGATCGGCTGGCATTGAGCGCCACAGACCGGGCAGATCGGCGCGGGCTTGAATGCGGCAAAGCACTCCGGGCATGTACGTACAGATGGTGCTGGTGTGCCACGTGTGCAGCGCATCCGGTCATCAAGTGACCAGTCGCGTGGATCATCTGGGAAACCATGGCGCAGCACGTTGCCGACGTGATCGAGGATGATCGCGGCGTCTTTCCCAGGCGCCGGGCGCAGCACGCGGCCGACCTGCTGCAGGTAGAGGCCGAGCGATTGCGTGGGGCGCAGCAGGATGGCGCAGCTGGCGGCTGGCACATCAAAGCCTTCGCTCACCACGTCCACGGTGACCAGAACGCGGGTGCGATGAGCGGCAAAGTCTGCCACTACCTGATCACGGTCCTGCGTGCCACCTAGCAGCAGTTCTGCGGCAATCCCAGCTGTCTTGAATGCGTCGCACACTGAGACGGCGTGCTTTACGTTGCAGCAGAAGGCAATTGCCTGCTGGCCTGCTGCTAAGCGCTGATAGTGCGCGATGGCGTCACCTGTGACGGTGGGCCGATCCATAGCGGCCGCGGCCTGATCGTTGGCATAGTCGCCACCACGGGAGCGAATGCTTTGCAGATCAGCGACCACCGGCGGCGCATAGATCCGTGCAGGGGATAGGAATCCAACACCGATCAGATCGGCCACTGATGGGCCCAACACCATGGTGTCAAAGGTGCCGCGCAACCCGCAGCCATCCAAGCGGCATGGCGTGGCGGTCACACCCAGCCGGTAGGCATTGGGCCAGTGGTCAAGGATCCGCGCCCATTGGCCTGCAGTGGCGTGGTGGGCCTCATCGATGATGATCAGCCCCGGCTGCCAATCGATGCGGGCCAGCCTGCGGGCGAGCGTTTGCACGGATGCGATCTGCACCGGTGCATCTGTGGCAGGCACACCAGCGGCGATGATGCCGTGCTGGAGGCCGATCCATTGGAGCTTGCTGCTGGCTTGGTGGATCAGCTCACGGCGGTGCACCAAGATCAGCACGCGGTTGCCCTTGGCCGCGGCCGATTGGGCGATGGCAGAGAAGATACAAGTCTTGCCGCCACCCGTGGCCAGCACCAGCAATGGCGCTCGCGCACCTGATCGGTAGGCATTGCGCAGATCATCAATGGCGCGTTGCTGATAGGTGCGGAGTTGCATCTTGACGGATCTGCCGCATTTGCCCACAATTATTGCAGTCGCCACAACCTATGGACAACGCCCACTATCACGCGCATCCCGCTGTCTCAAAGTCTCACTTGGATCTCATCGCGAGATCACCGTTGCACTATTGGGCGCGGTATCTCGATCCCAATCGGGTGACGCCTGAGCCCAGCCCGCAGATGCGCCTCGGCACTGCGCTGCACACGCACGTGTTGGAGCTGAGCCGATGGGATCAGGAGATTGCCGTGGCTCCTAGCGATATCAACCGCCGCACCAAGGAAGGCAAGGAGCAATGGGCCGCTTTTGAGGCCGATGCCAAGCGCAAAACCGTGATCACCGCCGACGATGCCGAGGTGGTGATGGCGATGGGCCGCAGCATCATGCGGCACCCTGGCGCAGCAATGCTGCTGGGATTGCCCGGCAAGGCTGAAACAACGCACATGTGGACGGACGCCACCTATGGGTTGGAGTGCAAGTGCCGCCCTGACTGGCTCACGGATGACGGCAGCATCATGGTGGACCTCAAGACCACCCGCGATGCCAGTCCGCGTGGGTTTCGTCAGAGCATCGCTTCATTCAGATACTGGGTGCAGGCCGGCTGGTACATGCACGGGGTCCAAGCTGCCACCGGCAAGCGACCCGATCAGTTCATCTTCATCTGTGTGGAATCAACCGCGCCATATGCCGTGGCGGTCTACGCCGCCGATGCGGAGATGATCGAGCGCGGCCACGATCAGGCCATGCGCGATTTGGCGAAATTGGCGGTTTGCAAGGCCGCTGATCACTGGCCCAGCTACAGCGAGCAGATCGAAACGATCAGCCTGCCGGGGTGGATGACGGGCCAGGCTGGGCAGCAACAGCAGACCACTGAGATCGAGACCTATTGATGGAATCCACAGCACTCACCACCACCACCAACGGATCGGTGTTCAGCGGCATCCAAGCCTTCGAGGACGCCCAACGGATCGCCAAGGCCCTTGCCAGCAGCACGTTGATTCCGCCTCAGTTCCAAGGGCAGCAGGGTTTTGCCAACTGCCTGGTGGCGCTTGAGATCGCCAACCGGATGGGCATCAGTCCGTTCTTGGCGATGCAACACCTGCACGTGATTCACGGCCGCCCTAGCTGGTCAAGCAGCTTCATCATTGCGATGGTCAACGGCTGCGGCAGGTTCAGCCCGCTGCGGTTTGAGCTGAGCGGCACTGGCGATTCCCTTGCCTGCTATGCGGTCGCCACTGACCTTGCCAGCCAGCAGGAGTTAAAAGGCCCAACGATCACGATGGCGATGGCCAAGCGTGAAGGATGGGCCACCAAGAGCGGCAGCAAGTGGGCCACCATGCCTGAGCTGATGATCCGTTACCGGGCCGCCGCTTTCTGGGGCCGACTGTATGCGAGCGATTTGCTCCTTGGTATGCAGAGCCAAGAGGAGGTGCTCGATGTGCAGCCTGTCACGGTGACAGAGACAAGCGTTGCTGATCTCAATGCCACCATTGCCGCCAAGGCCGAGCCGCAACCGGAGCCAGTGTCTGATGAGCTCTTCTGATTACTTAACGGCCACGCAGTTAGCAGATCGTTGGGGCATCCACCCGTCAACACTTAAGCGCTGGCGAGATTGCGGCAAGGGCCCCGCTTACTTCCGCACTCCCGGCTTCGTGCTCTACCCCTTGGCCGAGGTGGAGCAATACGAACAGGCCAACACCATTACACACGAGCAACCATGACCTTTTCCGTTAACGGCGCACTGTTCAAGCAATCCGAAGCCGACTGGCAGAAACGGATGGGCGATAAGTTCCAGGCTGGCAAGAACTATCCCGAGTTTGATGGCGTGCTGAATGTGCCTGCTGATCAGGCTTATGCGTTGGCGCAGTATCTGATGAACGCTGATCCGCAGGGTGAGCGCAACGAAATCCCTGTGCGGCTGAGCGGTTGGGCCAAGACCGCCAACAGCGGCGTGAAGTATCTCAGTGTTGTGGCCAAACCCGACTGGAAGACGCAACAGGCTATTGAGGCCAAGGATGCGGCTGAAAGCCTGGCTCAGGCAACTGATGGCGCTGTGGTCGACGTGGTGGACGCTGATCTCTTCTAACGGCCCATCAGCTCACATTCGAGCCGAGCGATCTCGTTGACGGCCTGCTGCAGCAGCTGCTGCTGGTAGCAGGCTTGTTTTAGGAGTGCCGCGGCCATCGGGCCTGCATCCTTGCTGGTTAGCAGGGTGCGGGCTTGTTTTTCGATCTCAAACTGCTGTTCTGCTGATAGCTGGACAGCCATCCACTCACCGAAGTTCATGGTGCCATAGTGGTGGTGTACACATGCACGTTAGCGAAGCTGTGAAGTGCCCCCAATGCGGCAGTGACGAAATACGCGCAACCTATACCAACGGCCACGATGCCGACCGTGTGGTGAGGCAACGCCGATGCTTGGCTTGCCAGAATCGCTGGTATACGGCGGAGCTAGCGGTGAGCTTGGCCGTGGTTGGTTGGGAGCGCAAGGAACCAAACAGCAAAAGTCTGCCGGTTCTGCGGGTCCCGGTCGAGCTGGCAGTGGGCAGCGACGCGGTGTAACGGGATATGACTGGCCACCCTTGACGTGCACCGTATAAGGGGCATAATGGCCACACGAGGGGAGCGGCCCACTCGCAAAACTCAACCGCCGCGGAACGGATCACACGACGCGTCACCACGAGATCAACACGGCCCGACTAAGCCCGCACCGCCGGTTGGCCTGGCGCAACAATCCACCCACACCA